TTGTTTATATCAAGATTATCTCGATAGGGCTGATATGTTATCTGTTAAACAGGCATATCTTAAAGCTATGCGAGGTCTTTTTTATAGGCTTTGCATAGTTTTAATTAAAAATCAACGCACAATTTTAAATGATTTGATATTTTCTGTAGGAATTACTGTAGTATCGCCTATGTCTGTGTCGTTATAAGACATATATACTATTACAGCATATCTGTTTTTTTCTAATAAATAACCTTCTGTTGTATTTACTGCTGGTTTAAATTTCTTAGCATCTTCTGGAGAGAGCCATTCAGCATGGCTAACAGCATCTCTCCAAAGTATTTTAACTCTTTTACGCTGACTTTTGATTGTAGTATTTTTCATATAGATTAGTTACTTTTTTAATATAAGCTGGATCTTTCTCTCCATCTTTCCAATATCTAGGATCTTTCATCATAGCTTTAAGATCTAAAGGATCTGGAGTAACATCTATTTTTGTTTCTGTATTAGGAATAGGTGCATCTTTAGTTAGCTTCATTATTTCTTCAATAACTCTAACTCCATTTGCAGTTGAAGCAAAATTAGCAATAGTATCATAAGATTCTGAACTAAGATTTTTTTTAGCCCATAAATCAGCTGATTCTAATCTTTGATCTGCATTATCTCCTAACATTTGTTTTTCATTTTCTAAATTAGGTAAAGAATTTATTTCATTATCTACAAATGCTTTAATACCAGCATCAAATTCTTCTTGACTTAATCCTCTAGTTTTAGCTGTATTAGCCCACCATTGTAATAATGGCATTTCAGTATCAATATCTAAATTAACTCCATCTGGTAATTCAGGTGTATTAAGTAGATATTCTTCAGGAGCTTTACCTGATATTTCATTTTGTAATTCTTCTCTGATTTGTTTAGATAACTCATCAGTTCTCATTCCTAGTTTTTTTTCTAATGCTTTGTAAGAAGCTCCAAGATCTTCTACATTTACTTCTTTAGTATCTGTATTCCAAAACTTACTAGGTATATATTCAGGAATATCTGATTCTGTAGATTCTACTTCTTTTGTTTCTGCTTGATCTTGTACTTGTTCTTCACTCATCTTTTTTCATTCCTTTGTTTATTTTTAATTTGATTAAATTAACCAAATATCGTTGTCCTTCTAAGTGCCATAACATACTACTGGAACTTTGAGGAGATACAACCGATTTTACAGTTAATGTTTCTAAATATTCGATTACTTTTTTGCCATTTGGCTGATTAAAAACAGAAGCGAATATTTGATCTAGTTCCGAATCTTGTTTAGATTGGACTTTGGTTTTCAGTGTTTCCCAACTCATTTGGAGCCATATTAGCTCCTTGTTGCATAGATTGCAACTGATTTACAATTTGTTGTTGTTCAGCTGGATCTCTAATTATTTTTTCAGGAAGTCCCATTTTATCAGCTAAATATCTAGCAACTTCATCTTGTTTAATAACCATATTTAACATTTGTGGCCCAAAAGTCTGTCCTAGTATTTCTGAAAATCTCATAACATCTGCTACATCTTGTTGGTATTGAGCTTGTGATAAAGGAGAAGTAGCAACTATTTTAACTTGCCTACCATTAACTTTAGGTATTTCTATTTTACCTTGTTTTACTAATAATCTAATAACCCTTCTTAATAAAGGATTAACAAACTCAGACTGTAATCTACCAAATGAAGATCCAATTTGTCTTGATAGATCTGCCATTCTTTCTGCAACTTCAGTAGCTGACATAGGTGTACCTTCTGGTCTACCTAATGTTTCCATGTAAAGAGCTTTTTTAATATTAGCTCTCATATCTCCTAATACTAATTGAGCAACATCAAATCTACCAGCGGCTGGTAATGCTTGTAATCCTCTGCTATTTGGAGCTACAGGAATAAGACTTCCCGGTACTAAGCTAATATTATCAGGGTTTATTACACCATCATCTTCAAATGTATATATACCTGAAATACTCATTTGAGCATTTTGTAAAATTAATTCGACAGTTAAGTTTGTAGTTTTAATAGCAGCCATAGCATTAAATACTGGGCCACGACCATATACTTCACCTGATGCTTTGTTCCATCTAAATACAATGTAAGGATTTGCACCAATACCATTTAGTTCTGTTTCATAAATCATTTCTTTATGATTCATACAAACAACACAATATTTAAATCTTTCTTCGTTAGGTTTGTCATAAAGTTTATAAACACCTTCTACTATTTTAACTTTAGCAGCTGGGTTTTCTTCCATCTTTCTCATCATCTCAGGAGAGAGAATTGCTTTAGGATAAGTAACTAATACTCGATCATATCTCATAGTTCTTGTTCTAAATATTTGATCTACTTTTTGATCTGGGCCGTTATTAATTAAAACTCTAGGTAATGGAACTGCTTGGAAGTTAATAGGATTAATACTATCTCCTTCTTCAACTAATAAAACAGCTGTACCAATAGCAAGATCCATAAATGCTTCATGTACTTCTTGATTAAAGTTAGATCCACCTAATACTTCAAATATATATTCAGTAATAGTATCTAATTGTTCATCAACTTGAGGCTTTGCATCTGTAGGTATTTCTGTACCTGATTGTAAACTAGCCCAACGACCATATGTTGGAACCATTCCAGCTTGTAATCTTGATGCAAACTCTTGAATACCAACTACTGCAGTTTCATCAAATATCTTATCAGTTCTTCTTTCACCAATAGTTTCTTCATAAAAAGATTCTCTTTGAGGCATAGTATACTCGTATGCTTCTTCATATTTATCTTTCCAATGGTCAAAGATATGTTCTGCTTCTTTGAATCTTTTTAAAAAAGAAATTACTTTAGGATTACTATTAGAATAGTTAGTTTCTTCTTGTTCTGCTGCTGGAATATATGGCATTATACCATAGCTCCTCTAATAGTTTTATCAGCTCTAGCTAGGAAAGGCTCTCTACTAGAACTAACAGTTCCAGTTTCTCCAATAGAAGCTCCACGATAAGATCGTTTAGCTTTTTGAGCTACAGCTGTAGAATCTTGTACTGAAGTAGCTGAACTACTTGTAGTAGTAGTTCCACCATTACCACCACTAGTAGTAGTAGGTATAGAAACTTTATTTGCTGTACTATAAAAGTTTTGTACATATTTAGAATAAGGATTCATTTTGTTACTAAGATATGCTGAACTAAAAAATACTGTCATACCAGTAGCCATAGCAGCTACTGCACCTAGTCCTAATTTAAAATTTTGTTGAGATTCATACATTTGTTTTGATAATGGAATAGGCTCTCTTTGAGCTGCTTGATATGCTTTATTAGCAGCAGAAGTAAAAACTAATCCTTTATCTGTTTGAACACCTGTAGTAAATGATCCATTTGCTTGCATAGTTCCTAAACCTTGTGAAGCTAAATATTCATTTCTAGCTTTTTGATATTCAGTACCATACATTTGATTTGAAACTTTAGTAGAAATAAAACCAGTAGGACTTGTTGATGCTCCTGTTACTGGCCCAGCTACTGTAGTTGTTATTCCTAATTTTTCTTTAGCATACTGATCTGCTTTAATTCCTTGTACTACTGGATTAGTAGCAGCAGATTTGTTTGACATTCCACCTTTACTAGATGAAGCTGTACCTGATTGACTACTCAATTTCTTTCCCTTCTGCGTAGAATCCTCTACCACCAGCTCTACTAAATAATGATCTCATTCCAATCATGCCTTTAGCAAATCTTTTCTTTCTTTTTTCTTCTTCAGCAGCAAGTCTTTCTTGTTCTGCTTTTTCATCTGCTAGTTTTTTTTCTCTATCTAAACGAAGCTGTTTTTCTGATTCAGATTCAGTATATTTTGTAGATCCAAATAAATTACCCATAGCTATAAATCTATTTCACGAAAATTAAGTTTTTTCAACGCACAATATAACTGATAAGGAGTAAATATCCACCATTTATTTAAACCTAATATTCTTTGGACATAAGATACACAACTATGTTCTTTAATCCAAGATCCCATAATACTAGGAAACCTTGTATTTCTTGGTTTAATATCACCTTCCAATACTCTACCATGTTTCATTTGAAACATTCTAAAAATAATATCTACTTTATCTTCTGGTATTGTTTCTAATAGAAGGTGGCCAAATATATATTCTAGTAATATCCAAACTTTATTTTCAGGATCGTAAGTTATTACGCCACAATGTTTAAATCCTTTTTTAAAAAACTTAGTATCTCTATGATAATCAGTATTTTCGTAGAAATATACTAGATACCTAGTCTGTTTTGCCATACTGATTTCTTTTTCTTTTTGTTATTATCAAAAATATTCCAAGATCTAGTTTGTATTACTCTAGCTGGAGCTGATTTACCAGCCATTAGGGATCTACCTTCTCCAGCACCTAGCATTAAATATTGTAAAGCGTCGTGAACATGTGAATATCTATTCTTCATAGGCTTATCATCATAACGATCTCCAGATACTTGCATACGCCTATAGTAATAACCCCCATTAAACCCCTTTTTTAGATTCATACAGCTATTATTTAATAGGAAGCCAGCCTTTCCCTCTACCATTCTAGTTAAAGCTGCTTCTACGCTTTCTATTCTTAAAGCAACATCATTACTAGGAGCTGGTTTAGCTCTTAATCCTTGTTGTCTAAGTATTTGGAAGGGAGTTCTTTCATCTGTTTGTACTCTAAAATCACCAGCTGGATCTCCATATATTTCAACTTCTAGTCCTCTAAATTTTTTAGCTAGTTCTGTTTTTAATAATTCAGTAAATCTAACTATACCCATATCAAAACAAACTAGTTCATGTAAAATTAACCATCTTCCGTCTGCTAATTTTTGTCCAAATACTGCAGCTGGTGTTAATCCAAAGTCTATCCCAACAAATAATGTAGTCGAAAAGGCTTCTAATGGTTCTTTAGATATATGTACATCTTCATTCCAACTAGGATAAACAGGTTTACCTTCTTCAATAGTACCTAGTTTATTCATTACATAAACATCTATCCAGCCTTTTGTTTTACCTTTAATGATATTAGGATAATAGGCTTCTGTTAAATTTCCTTTATTCTCACATTTAGGATTATTATCATATCCTTCTAGTTCACCTTTGCTGTTTTTTTGTTCTAACATAGCACTAGGTTGTATATAAAAACTCCAATTTTCAGGTTTAACTAACATTAATGCTTCTTCTCTAGATAAATGTTCAGGTGTAGGTACTTCTCCTGACATAATAGACCACCAATGATCTTCTTCAGGAGCGTTAGTATCTGCAATAACTCCATACCATGACGCTCCACCATCTCTCATAGAAGGATATCTACCTACACGCATGGTACATGCATCAATAATACTCTTAGGTAATTCTCTTGCTTCGTTTACCCATACTCCAGT